TCTGTTTAGTAGTTCTCTATCACCTAAGTCTCCAACAATAGCATTACTAACACTTGGTGCTAGTCTTAATAAAAACGCTGTCTGTTTAGTTGTACTAATACTTAGACCTGTTTCTGTGTATGAGAAGATATAACCTCTATCATCATCAAAGCCACCGTCTGTAATAAACGCTGAACCCCAATGTGATATAAGTGGTGTAATACTGTTACTAATTAAAATAACACCAGTACGCTGTGAGTGTCCACTTGCTGGACCTGCAGTGTACTGTCTAGTTGCACCAGCTTGGAAGTTTTGTAGTGTAGCTCCTCTTGTACAGTTTGTAAGTCTTTTTGCTGTATGATCAATAGTTGTGTAACTAATAATTTCGTTATCAACGTAGACTGTTCCTGAATCTGGGAAGAACTTAGATTCTATAACAGGTATAAATGTTTGGTCAATAGTAATATCTGAACTTAAACTTGAGTTTGCACCTTCGTTTGTAACTTCATAACGCACAGGTAAGTTACCTGAACGCATAAACGCTTCTGTGTTTACGTTTGAGTTACGCATTCTATGACAGAATACAAAGTTACCATCAGCACCACGTGCCATCCAGTCAATAAAACCAGCACCATACCAACTGTATTGAATACCAATCATCTGCATGTATCTAACATCCATATTGTATCCACTCTTACCAGTACCGTCCATTCTATCTAAGTTAAATTCTTCTTGTAAAACTTTCTTATCTGTAATTAAATTTACTTTACATGATGCAACATTGTTAACACCTCTATAGTCTGGTGTTACTGTTATTTGTGTTTGTGAATCAACGTTTGCAACAACGTGTGTCATTCCTTTGATAACAATTCTATCACCAGCTTTTAACTGATCTCTAAATCTTGTGTTATTACCTATCATTAAGTTTGAGTCAACTGTAACTTGTGCAGTACCTGCAATTTGTCTTGTACTTGTACGTTGTGCAACACTAATGTTAGAGCCATCAAACTCCCAATAAATTCCGTTTTGATCATCAAAGATACCTGAGCGTACTGTTGCTCCATGCCAACCAACAACTGTTAACTGTGCCGCAAAACCTAGTACAGCATTTTGTGTACCTAGTCTACGTGTTGATAAACATCGTAGTGTTCTTTCATCAACAATTTGTGTAACAGTATATTCACCGTTATAACCTGCTGATTCAACACCAATAAGTCTAACCTTACCGCCAACTTGTGCGCCGTGATCGTTATCATCTGTTACAATAGTAAGGATTGCTCCAATACCTGTACCATCTGCTGTAATGGTTCTTACGTCATAACTTGGTGCAAATAACGCACCAGTTGTATACATAATACCTTTACCTGACTGATATCTAATATATTTTTTACTCTGTCTAATTGCTTGAGCACCGTGCTGTGGTCCGCCTGTTCCTAATTGTACACCACCATCATATGGTCTGTGAATAAAGAAACTATCTGGACGTAAGTACACGTTACCTTGGATTCTATCTTCTGTAGAACTTCCATCAAATTCACTTACAGATCCTGGAGCTCTTGTATTATATCTAATCTTTTTACTTGTAGGAACACTAATTGCAATAAATGATCCAGCCGCTAGTTTGTGATTATTACTGCCGGCATCTGAGTTAACGTCAACAACAAATGTATCACCTGGCACAATTCCGTGTGCGTAAGGCCATGTAATTTCAATAGTTGATAGTGCCTCAAAGTTTACACTGTCTGCCGCACTTATTGTTGTTGTAGTAAAATCAGTAAGAGTAACACCGTTTACTAAATTTAATCCGCCGCCTGCTACTCCACTACCTGTAATAGTTGCTGTGCTTAATCCGCCACTGCCATCTTTAGCTGTAACAATAACTGTTGCATCTTGTGCCGGTGTTGCTCCGCCTAATGTGTTACCTGGAATAGTAATTACGTTACCAATTTCATACCCGCTACCACTTGCATTAATAGCAATACTATATGTACCTGATGTTCTAGTAATATTAAATGTTCCACTTGTTCCTGCGTGTGCTTGATTAACACCTGCTTGCCCAGAGAACACTGTTGGTAATGCTGGTGCACTACCTGAAATACTTACTGTTGCAATAGCACCAGTTGCACCGTTTACACTATCAATTGTAATTGTTGCATCATTAGCTGGAGTAGATCCTCCAATTAAATTACCTGCAATTACATAAGTTTGACCAGTATGATAGTTTGTACCATTTGCTGTAACTGCTGTTGTGTAAGTTGTCCCGTCATTTGAAATATCAAATGTTGCACTTGCACCAACTAAATCTGTTAAGGTTTTACTAGTAAATGATCCACCATTAAATGCTACTGGAGTAGTTGATTCGTCTGATCCTTCAACTCTTACATCAATAATTCCACCTGTGCCATCTACTGCAACAACTCTTAAATATAAATCATTTGCAGGACTAGCACCACCCATGTTACTACCAGCACATACAATAGTATCTGCTGTTGTATAGCCTGTACCTGGTACGCCTGAAGACTGGAATACATATGTTGTATTGTTTACATTAATGCCAAATTCAAATCCTGTACCTGTACCACCTGTAAACGCTAAGTTTGATCCTCCAAAACTATAACTTCTTGTTTGACTCGGAGGAGTACCAATTGACCATTCATTATCTGGAACTAATGCAGTAATTGTTCCACCACCGCCAACACTTGTAACTCTAGCAACAAAGTCGTTACCACCGCTTGCTTGGTTTCCGTCTTGTCCTGTGCCACCTAATAATGTGCTACCTGTAATTCTTAATCTATCGCCAACTGCATACCCTGTTGTATCGTTTGGTGAGTTAGACTCTACTGTTGTAAATCCGCCACTTGCATAGTTAATATCAAACTGTGTACTACCTATTGTACCACCGTCTTGTGTAAGTGTTGCAGTTGGTCCTGTGTATGAAATAGTTCCACTTAATGCTGTTCCGCTTACAGTTGCGGCTGTAACTGCTCCTGTACCACTAACTGTTGTAATTAAAATTATTGCATCATTCCCAGGAGTTACTCCGCCTAAGTTATCACCTGTAACTAATAATCTGTCACCTGCTTTGTATCCTGATCCTGCTTGTGAAACTGTATCTACTGCATATGCTGTGCCAGTTCTTGAAATTGTAAACTGTGCGTTTGTACCTGCTGGTGCTGTAATTGTTCCTGTAACACCTGTATAAGTTTCTGTGTTTCTTGTAATTGTGCTTGTAAATGCACCACTCATACTAACTGTAGTTCCAGCAACGTTGTTAACAAAGATAGCATCTCCGTTACCATTATCAGCCGCAAGTCCTACAACAATACCTGTTGTACTCGAAACTTCAATATCTGTGTTACCAATATTAATATCATTTACTAAATTTAGTGGCAAAGCATTACCGTCTGGTGTACTTGCAATAGCAGTAACCTGTGTACCTGTTGGAAGTGCCGCATTAACAATAGGAGCACCAACTTCTGGCACATCACCTGTAAACGCTAATCTGTTTTCACTTTGTTGTGCCGCTAAACTTAGTGTCATAGTACCATTCGTACCATTACTCAATACTGTAAACAATGGCTGTCCAACACTTGCACCAGTATAGAACGCACCTTTACGTAGCTGTGTGTAAGTTGTTGAAAGTACTTGACCGTTCGTTGTACCAACTTTTGCTTTAGCGTAATATACAAATGTTATAGTTGTTGGAACTTCATCAATAATAAAAGAACCTTCTGATCTTGCCGCTCCGCCAACACTATCTTCAAGTGCTTTAATTGTAATTGGAGTACCTGGTTCAAAGCCGTGTGCACCAATTGTTGTAACTGTAATCTTTGAAGCACCAATTCCTGCTGTACCAGATGAAGCATCTGTAACAACACTCAGTACTTGTGTATCAGTACCTGGAAGTTCGTAAACACTTGGATAACCACGCATCATACCAATAGCTGACCATTTAGTAGGCTGTAGTCCGTACTCAAAGTCAGCATCAAGCATACTTAAAGGAGGAGCAATACGCATACGTTCAATAGCGTCTGTACCAAAATCAAATGGTCTTGTAATCTGCTCTGGTGAGTCAATAAAGATTTGTAATTCGTCTGTTGTTGATTGTCCTACAGTATTATGTGTAAGATCTAAAATTGTAACAGCATCTGTTGTTTGTAAATATTTTGGAAAGTCTGCATCTGCGTTTTCGTTGGAATCTGTACTGTCATATTTTGGTACATATCCGCTTGAGTCTCTTGGTGTTACATCATCAACTCTAGTAACTTTACCGCCTTTTAATGCATCTGTAAAGTTGTAGATAACTTCTGTCTTAGTTGTGTTAGTAACAATTAATAAGTCACTAGCATCATAGTTACCTTGAAATCTTACGTGTCCTAATCCTTTACGCTCAAATGTTGGTAATGCACTTGTTCCGCTAGTTAGTACACTAATAACAATAGCTGAAAGTGTTTGAATTCTTGATCCAGCCGCACTTTCACTATTTACACCGTTAGTAACTTGTGCAACATTACCTTGGTATGGAGATCCTTGTGGACTGTTATTGAACACATGATTAACAATTAAGTCTCGTGTAAATTCTTTTGCTTTTATTTCTGCTTGTCTATCGCCATCAACTTGTGCGACATCTTGTTCCCAATATGTATGTGAAATTCTTGTTGTTTCTTCGTTACCAGTGTAGCGTAAGTCGTGAGCCCAAGCATCAATATTGTAGCCTGTATCTCTTTCGCATTTTGATGCACTGTATGTATAACCTACAAATCCTGTTGCATTATCGTTTACTTGTTGTAAAATCCAAGCCGCTACTTCCTTTTGTATAAAGTCTTTGTTTAGGGTAAGTAATGCCCATGCATTTGGATATGTATTATCGTTTAATCCTATTCCTGGGTAAAACTTGTAATTATAAATCTTTTTCTTAGCCATTCTCTATGCTCCAAATGCTACAGCAAGGGCAGTTGCCGTTGCGTCTACATAACCTTTACTTGTTGCGTGGGTGCCTACACTAGGCGCGGTATTTAGTACCACGTTATTTGCAATATTAACATCACCTTTAACCGATGCACCATTCATATTTATAGTCGATGCTGTACTATCCGGATTAGCCGCCATATCAATTGTATGTACTCTAATCTGTGACGGTGTATTATATCCAATTTCTACATTGTCAATACTACCTGGAACTGCACCAATACTATTAATTGTTAGTGTGCCGTTAATTACTGATAATGCTGTGTTACCTAAATAGTTAACTTTGAAAACTCCGCCTGTTACAGCAAGGCTATCAAAACTATTTGATACCTGTGTACCAGTGTCATCACCTGCATCATCTGCTGGTGGAACATATGCTACGAACGGTGTTCCATTAAGCAAAATACTTTGAACGTCAATGATTGGAGTAGTTAACTTACCAGCTGTATCAACTGTAAAGTTAGGACTTTCAAATCCGTTCTGTGCTTGGAATTTATCGTTTATTGTTGCCATTTAATTCTGTTTCCTTAGATTGCACTTATCTGTTTAATTGTAATAGTACCTTGCATAGCACTATGAACTGTACAAACATACTGATAGTTTCCGCTAATGTTTGCAGGAATCTTCCAATACAATGTACCACTTGTTTTACCTTGTGCTGACGATCCTGTTGTTTGTGTTCCGTCTGGTGCTACGTGTACTAACCCGTTATCGTATTGTGATCCGCCACCTGTTTCAATTTGGAATGGATGACTTGATAGGTTAGATAATTTAAATGCAATAGTTGCTCCTGATAAAGCATAAATTGTTGGATCTTCTGTGTTACCGTACTGATCAAATTTATATCCGTTACTTGAATCTGCTGTAACAACAAGAGTTGTAATTGCAGGATACGCAATTTCATCTAATGTTGCGCCTGAGTCTATCCAATTAGTTCCGTTATACACAAGTACGTTACCTGCTATTGCTCCTGTTAAATCTGTATCAGTTAAACTTGCAAATGTAGGTACTGTACCGTTAATTGTAACTGTATCACCTGTTACTGCTGTAGTAATATTTGTACCACCTGCAATAGTTAGTGTGTCAGTTGTTGTATCAGCTTGTGCTATTCCTGAATCAGATTGTACGTTACTGAAAGCGTTTTGGTTAGCTTCTCCTGATAATGCATCACCACTATAGTTAAATGTTACAGTGTCGCCAACAATACTAGTTGTAATATTAGTACCGCCTGCTAGTGTTAATGTATCTGTTGTTGAGTTTGCAGTAGTTGTACCTGTGTCCGCATCAACAGTTGCATAAATGTTTTGTAGGCCGCCCGCCGCTGGTGTAATGAAAGTAAATGTTCCGTTACCGTTTGCAGATAAAACTTGTCCACTTGATCCATCTGTAATACTTAAATTAGTAATTGATGTTGGAATAGTTGGCTTGTTGTTTAAGTTGTTGTAGTTTGTAAAGTACGAACTGTCAAAACCGTCTAATGTGTCAGCGTCTGTTCCGCCTCCGCCTGATGCAGTATCAATACCTGGTGCCCATTTAGCACCGTCCCATTTAAGAACGTTACCAGCTTGTGGTGCTTGTGATGTTGTATCAACATCTGTTAATGAATTAATATTTCCTATGTATGCAACAGATTTAAGTGGGTCAGTGTAATTTGTAATGGTTCCTGCACTTGCATCTAATAATAATTTACGCCAAGCACCTGAGTGTGCAACATAAACTGTTCCACCTTCATGAACGTGAAGCATTGCACCATGATATGTGCTTGTGCTAATTGCATTCATTTGGTTTAACGTTGCGGCATGAAATGCTACTTTGTTAATTTTTGTATCATCGTTTGGAACATCAAGTTCTAAACTTGAGTTCACAATGTCTTTAATAGTAGTGCCGTTACCTAACGCACTATACAGCTCGTTGACGTTAGCATTAACCTTAGTAGCACCTGCTCTAAGACTATCACCAGTACCGTCGTTTGCGGCTGTACCTAAGTTAATTGTTGATTTTGCCATTCCTTACACCTTATCAAATGTTATGTTTGTATTATCGAAATACGTAGTTGTTGCATCAAAAGTATTTATACCATCTGACTCTACACTGGACGTCTCTGCGACTATAGCCGGAGGAGTTAGTTGATGTATTGCTTTTGCATACGTAGCATGAAAAATTAGTTTTGCTCCTGCATATGTACCTGACGTAGGACTTGCATTAATTTTACAAATACTTTGGTCTACTGTTACAGATAAGTTAACTAATTCCTGATTAATACTTGAACGACCAAAAATACTAGCAACAGCTCTATCTGGTCTTGCAACTACCGAAAGTTGCATAATTTCTTTTTCGTTTGAGTCAAATTCTACTGTAATTTGATACACTACACTACTAAATTCGCCTACGTGAAATGAGTCTACTACAGTATTATACTGTACACCTATCCAGCTACCTCTGTAGCTAAAACTAGATCTGTCTGGCAGACTAATTGTGTTGTTGGGACCTTTAGTGAAAAGATTAGTCAGAAGTTTATTCATTGTTCATGCTCCATATTGTATTTATCGTTTTACAAAGATATGTAACAGTACAATTTAAGTTAAATCTACTAGGCTATGAGCAAACTGATTTAGATTATCAAATGTTTCTGTTTGTGTTTTAAGGTCTTTGTTAGCAAATGTATTTAACTTCTTAGCTGTTTCAGCACCATGTCCTGTACGTACTAATACCGGCTTTGCTTTTGCTTTTAAAGCCGCTTTAAGATCGCTAATTTTATCACCTACGTACACACCATTCTTCCAATTAACACCAATTTCGGCGGCCGCCCTTTTAAACATACCTATATTTGGCTTAGCATATATGTCTTCTTTTGAGTTAGAGGTACTATAATACAATCCGTTAATGCTTTTACAACCAATTTCGCCTAATAATTTAAGCATATGATTATGTACTACATCTACATCTATTTCATCACATATACCTTTAAATATACCTGCTTGGTTAGTAAGTATAACAACATCGTATCCTTTGTCACGTATCATCTTAACAGCTTCTAAACTACCTGGAATGGGTTTAAAATCTTCAGGCTTTGTTACATACGTGCCAATGTCTACATTTATTGTTCCATCTCTGTCTAGTCCTATTACAGGGGTACTCATCTTAAGGTCTCCATCTATCGTCTGACCATCCTATCTTATCTGAATTAAACCATTTAAGGTCTTCATGATATAATGGTTGCTTATCTATTAATTGCTCTTTCCAAATTTCCACAAACTCTTTTGTTTCTGTGTTTAATTTTTCAACATGGGTTTCAACAAATTCAGCCGCCTCGTGTGTAAAAGGATGTAGTTCTGGTAATAACATATGCTTGTGTTCTTCTTTTCTACTAGGTACACTTAATGGCCTTGTCTTAAAAAACTCTTCGTCTATTCCAAATCCTAATGCACTTAGTATAGGAGGACACGAAGTAGCAATATCTTCTTTATATGCTTCAAGAACTGCTCCTACGTCTTCTAATTCTAATTTTGGATTTTTTTGATTAAAATGTTTAGGAGCATCTTCCCAACCCTCAAAAGGATCTCTAAACGCTGTTGAATGAACTTTACAACCTATAGCATCTAGAGCCTTATGAGTTGCACTTATTGTAGCACAATCACGCATAGTACAATGCATAATATCTGCCCATATCCAAGCAGATTCATATCTAAAATTATTTAATACAAAAGGCTTGTCATCAGTAACAGTATACTGACCAAAGTTGCCTGGTGTCCACCAACCTCGGCCCATATGATATCTATCTTCTCGAAACATACTAGACCATTGCAATAGTATTACATCGTCTTTATTAAATTTATGAATTGTGTTTGCTTCCCACAAACGCATGTTAATGTATTGATTGCCTGCACCACTCTTTGCCCAATTAGAACCTTCGTAACCTTTTGCTCTATATTGATGTATCAAAATGTCTGCCCATGTAGGATAAAAGTATTGTGTTAAGCTACATCCAAATGCAAATATTCTCATGTTAGTCTCCGCAACAATTGAAGCATTAATTTGTGCGGAATAGTTTTTGATTTATCAAATTCTAATTTGTGTTGTATAGAATTTTCAACGTGTTGTTTTGCACCTTCAGGCATCATCTCATATTGTTTTAAGATACTTTCGTTATTAAATAAACCTAAACCATGCATTACTATAGCATAATTATATTCGTTAAACAAAACTTTCTTAGTATAAGATGTCATATCATCAACTGTTGGCATGCGTTGTTTCCACATACGCAAATTTTTATCTAAACTATCTGGTATAGGTGTTTGCGATACTGCTTTCCAAAAAGGTGTATCAGTTCTTTCAGTAATATAATGTAACGCAATAAAGTCTCTAACGTTGTCCATAATAGCACCAACCTCTAAATTATATCGGTCAATAGTATCTTTGTTGTAATTAATAATACGTTGTGCTAGTAAAAAACTTTGATTAATGCTGGTTCCTATCGAACTTGCTTCTAATGGTTCAACAAAACTAGCACTAAGTCCAATGGCACATACATTACCTATCCACGGACGATCTAATGCACCTGGATCAAATTTAATATTTTTTGCAACTTCGACACCGTGTCCTAGATAGGATTCTGCTTCACGCTGTGCTTCTTCTGCTGTAATAAAGTCGCTATCAAAAATATATCCATTACCTTTACGTCCTTGTACAGGAATACGAAACAACCAACCAGCATTCATTGCTTTTGCAAGTGTCCATAACGGTATTTCATCTTCTTCAGGAGTAGGAAATACAATGGCTTCTTTCATTTTAAGATACTTACTATAACTTTGCCATTCTGCTCCAAGTTTTCCAATTAACAACTTAGAAAATCCTGTGCAATCAATATAGAAATCATATTTGTAACGTTCTGTTTCACTTGATATATAATCAACATTATTTGATTCAGTAACAATTACATCTGTAATTTCATCGTCAATAACATTACACCCCATCTCTTGTGTTTTTCTTGTTAAGAAGTCATTTAACTTTTTAGTATTAAAATGGTATTGACTTACTCCTGTATCATTAGGACGTTCTTCCATAAATTTACTAAATGGTGTCATATTATCCCAAAGATAATCTCCGGTTAAGTCTCTCGGGTCAACATTTTCTCCAATTAACTTTGCATATGCAATTGGTACACCTAATTGATCTGATACAAAAGGATCATGTACACTTTGTAAATAAGGCTTAGATGACCAATCTTCAAACATAATACCTGTTTTAAATGTTGCATCACATTCATTTATAAGTTCAGAAGTTTGTATTCCAACATAATCCATAAACACTGACCAGTGTTCAGTTGATCCTTCACCAACACCAATAGTTCCGATCTTTTTAGAACGTATTATATCAATTTGCATTGACGGATATGTCTTTTTTAAGATTAACGCTGAGACAAACCCTGCTGTTCCACCACCAACTACTGCAATTTTAAATGTTTTGTTATTCATCAAAAGTATACCATCCAGTTACAATGTACTTAACACCTTTATAGATAGGATTGCCTCGATGTGGATGGGTAAATGATGTAGGGAAAATAGATAACTTACCTGGAGCAGGTTTAACTTTATGTCCTTGATAAAGAAACTCTGTTTCGCCGCCTTCTTCAACAGCATTTAAGTAAACTGTATAAGCAAGTATACGTGATGCTGAACTTAGGTCTGCGTTTTCTGAATGCCAAGCATGATAACCTTGATGTGGAAGTGTCTTTTGTATGCTCATTCCTTTAGGCGAGTGTTGCATAACTGCTCCAAGGCTTTCGTATTTGCTTCGATATTTGTCTGTATAAACCTTGTTAAGAGTAGAATAAAAGAACTGACATAAGTCTTCATCAGCATGGTATCTTGAATTGTGAGAAGCCCAGTCCATCATAATACGCTCGTCTTGATTTTTCATGCTACTTTCTAAATTTGTAAACTGATTAGCTGACATTTCTTCAAATCGTTTAATTACTTGCTTGCACCAATCAATTGGAAAAGCATTTGGATACTCTTCAACGCCGTCGTAATTACCTTCCATGTGTTCTCCTATATAAAAAATTGTTGATTTATTCTATAAACATTATCTGTAAACATACCAGGTTTAACATATGCAGAGTGTAGCATTGCCTGATTATATAAAACCATTCTATTAAATTGCATTGGTACCATTCCAATCATTTCCCAATCATGTATACTATCATTAATGTAATTAGTTACAGGTAATGTACCTTCAACATCATATGTATGTGTTACAGTTGGATCGCTGTAAAATGTGTGGCCACCAAATGTATAGAAACTTGTTCCGCCTGCACTCTCATTTTCGTTATTTAAGTATATTGTTGCGGCCAAATTATGTCCGCTTGTATTATCCATATGAGGACAAACTGGTGGAAGATCATTAGTTTGCATAACGTTTACCATAAATGTTGCACGTTTAAAACTTTCCTCCATAAAATTTGAAGGATAAAAGTTCATTACTTCTGGAAAATACGTTCTACCTAATTGATCAAAGATCCAAGCCATACTATCTAGTTCGTAAAATGCATTAACTCTCCAAGCAGGATTGTTTCCTCGTATTCTTTTATTACGAGATGCTGGAATATCTAAAGCTAACTGTCTTACTAGGTACGGATCTTTGTAAAAATTATCAACTATTACTACACTTTGCTTTGTTGGACCAAACTTTTGTAAAGTTACACTATAGTCTGGATTAATTTCAAAAACCTGATCTTCATTAATAATATTTTTATGCATCTTGCTTCTCCTTAATAACAAAGTTAGCACTTATAGTAGCTCTTACTTGTTTACTTTTGTTGTCTGATACGTAATGTCCAAGGTTGCTTGGAAAGTAAATTATATCTCCTTCTTCACAAGGAGGTGTAATCCTATTATTGTACTTAAATGCTTTAGAAGTCAAACTAGGTAGGCCTGTTTGGTGAAAATAATCATATGTGTTATTATGGAATACAAAATTTCCACTATTAGGAGGTGTCTTAAGCATGTAAGCACAACTGATATGTGCAGGGCCAGCATGATTATGAATTTCTTGAAACTGACCTAGTTGATACCTATTAACCCAACACTCTATTTGATAGTCCAATGGAACATCTATTTCAAATACTTCTAAATACTCGTTCAATCCTTCAATAGCTGATCTAATAAACTGTTTAAACGGTAAATTGTTTGCTTCTGGGTTACCATATGTTGTATCTACATTACTATACCATGTTGGTACTTTACTAAAATGAGAATCTCGTTCAAGAATTTCTTTAAAATCTTCTTGAACTTTACTATGTGCTTTGAGTAGTGTTTTATAAACCGGTATGCCAAATAGGTGTATATTAGTGCTCATTAGTTTTTCATTTCAATTAACTTACCATACTCAGGTAAGTAGCAATACTCCATTTCACTGTTATAAAGTGTGCGTACAGCGTCATCAAGTGTTTCAACAAGTGGTTCTCCGCCTAAATTAAAGCTAGTATTAAAAATAATTGGAACACCTGTTTGTTTATAGAACTCTTCGATGAGCTCATAGTAGTGTTTGTTCTGTTGTTTAGTTACAGTTTGTATTCTACATGTACCATCAACATGAATAATGCTTGGGATCTTTTCTGCAATACCTTCTTGGCAATCCATTGCATACATCATATGCGGTGTTTGTTCTAATCCACGCATATCGAACCATTCGTGTGCGTGTTCTAACATGATACTTCCTGCAAAAGGTCTAAAGTATTCTCTACGTTTTACTTTGTTTACGTAATCTTTGCCATCTTCAAATGTTGGATCAAACAATATACTTCTATTACCTAATGCACGTGGTCCGTTTTCGCTTTTACCTTGAAACATTGTAACAATCTTTTTATTTTTAATTAATTCTACAACTTTAGCATGATCAGCATCAACAATACTTGCACCATATTTGTCAGCAGTTTCTTCAATTTGCTCATTAGTATATGTATACTCAAAACCTTCGTAGATTGTTTCTGCATAATGTCTTACAGTTTTGTCTTTAGTAGTTTGATGATATACTAACATAGCCGCACCCATTGCTGTACCTGCATCGCTAGAAACAGGTTCAACGTATAACTTAATACCTTCTTTATTCAACTTATCAAGGTACCAGTAGTTTGCAACACAGTTAAGTGCATAGCCGCCACTTAGTACTACGTTTTTATTACCAGACATCTCAACTGCTTTAAAAATAAGGTTTAATACTTCTTGCTGTGATCCTTCTTGTACAGCATATGCCATGTCTCGACGGTTTTCTAAGGTAGTTAGGTCTCTTTGGCTTTCTAATACATCTTGTGATGTTTCTAAATAGTCATATTTGCCTTCATTTACTAAAGCCGCATTTGGATATGTAGGAATAATAACATTCCTATCACTTGTACGCCATTTGCCACCATTACCTTCAGTATAAATTGGGGGGATATTTAGATTTTTCTTACCATATGGAGCAAGACCCATAGTTTTACCTGCTTCAATAGGTTGAAATCCACAATATTGTGTTACTGCTTCGTATGCTTTAACAATACCTGCACTATCGTCTAAAATAAGCTCATGAAACCCTTCTTCGCCTTCACGCTCTGACGGAATATACGGAATACGTGTTCCTGGGTAAGGACCATTACCGCCTTGATGCTTGTATAAAGTTTTAAATGCATCTGGATATGCACAACTAAAAATACTTTCACATTCCCATGTCATAAATTCATCATTAAACATTCCAGTATTGATATTCATAGGAATAAAAGTTCCTGCACCATCAACAATTACACTAACTGCTGATTCAAATCCTGAACGATAAAATGCACAAGCCGCATGTAGTTTATGATGTACATAACTCATATCAATAACCTGTCTGTGAGCAAATTTACCATCTTCGCTATATGCATTATCTGATCTATCAATCAAACCTAACTTTCTAGCTAGTCCTGTATACATATCTCCGCCACTAAAATCAATTCTACTTGACTCTTCTAATGGTTGTGTATG